TAGGTAATCAAACTATAACGGGCTCTCTTATTCAAGGATTAGAAGGGAATATAGCAACAGGAGAATACTCACATGCCGAAGGAAGTATCACTAAAGCAATAGGAGACTATTCACATGCCGAAGGAGATAATACCCAAACAATAGGAAATTATTCACACGCTGAAGGGCAAGAAACAGTTACACTAGCTTTAGCGGAGTATTCCCACGCAGAGGGATATGGAACAATAGCATCAGCTAAATGGCAACACGTACAAGGCCAATGGAATGCTACATCATCAGTAGAATCAGCCTTTATTGTAGGTAACGGATCCGATAACGATAATAGAAGCAATCTTATACATGCTGCAGGAAATGAAGTGCAGATATCTGGTAGCTTAATAGCTACTTCTTTTACAGGTTCATTGCTTGGAACAGCTAGTTGGGCTGAAAGTGCTTCTCAAGCTTTATTTGCTTTAACATATCCTTATAATTCAACCTCATCAATTTTAGGAAATGGATCATCAACTTCCTTTAATATTAATCATGGATTTAATACAAGAAATCTTCATATAACTGTATATGATAGTGCATCAGGTGATATAGTTTATCCTGATTTAAAACATGTAAATGCTAATACATCAAGTATTACATTTGCTAATCCTCCTTCTATGAGCCAATATATAGTTTATATATCACAATAGTATACTTTTTAATATTTATAATCAAAAAGTAGTTAATGGCAAATGTTTACCAAAGTCAATATGCGAAGATAGCGATAAGAGCACTTAATACCGACAGTGCCTCTTATGCTTTAACAGCTTCGTATGCTATGAATGGTGGAAGCGGTGGAGGATCTACAGATACTGGTTCTCTACTAAAAACAGCTTCAGCTGCTGGTAATACTATAACCTTCACTAAAGGAGATGGCTCAACATTCCCTGTAACGGTAGCAGGAGGAACTGGAGCACCTGGAGGTTCTGACACACAATTACAATTTAACAGCGCAAGTGTATTTAGTGGCAGTTCAAATCTTAGATTTAATTACACTAATAACACTATATACTTAACAGGTTCTATCTCAGCCTCATCAGGAGCTAATACAGTAGGATTTTTTGGAACTTCTTCTTGGGCTCAAAGTGCATCACAAGCTATAAGTTCAAGTTATACTTTAAGTAGTAGTTATGCCTTATCTGCTTCTACATCTTCATTTATAACTGCTTCTAATGTATGGGGACCGTTTGGTTCTAGTAGTGTCCAAAGCGCTTCTTATGCTTCTGGCTCTACTAGTGCTTCTTATGCTGCTACAGCATCTTATGCTTTGGCCTCAAACCCTGCCCCCTCAGACACTTATGTGCAATTTAACCAAAATGGGGCTTTTGGAGCAAATGCAGATTTTGCTTACATATACACTTCTAGTAGCCTACAACAAGGTAGTGGAACAGTAGCCTTAGGCCAATATTCTCACACTGAAGGTTCTATAACATATACTGGGCTTGTTAATGCATATTCTGCCTCTATATCAAGTGGTGTTGTTACCTTATGGGATACCTATCCTGATTTATCTGGTGATTTCTTATCAGGAGATTATATAATTTACAAAGACATAAGCAACAATCTTTCTATAGTTGTTGTTGACTCAGCAACATATTCTTCACCTAATACTATTATAACTTTAACTGATCTTAGTATTAATGTTACTTCAACAATTATAGGTAATGCTAATAAGAGTATATCGTTATGGACTGGAGATCAAACTTCTCCAAATAATTTTGGGTTTAGTTCTCATGCTGAAGGGACTTTTACTTATGCTCTTGGAGTAGCATCTCATGCTGAAGGAAGAGACACTGCTACTTTTAAAGAAGGTTCAAATACTAAAGGTAAGGGAACAGTAGCTATTGGAGATTATCAACTAGTAATAGGAAATTATAATGCTCTTAATACTTCATCTTATTCATTTATAATTGGAGACGGAACAGCAGATAATAATAGACATAATCTTTTATTTACTACTAAATCATGGTTTGAAGTAAGTGCTTCAAATGTTTTTTTACAAGGACTACCTGCATCCCCCGAAACTCATATTTTAGTATACAATACCTCTTCAGGTCAAGTTTATTACACTGCTTCAAGTGCTATAGGTGGGGGTAGTGTTGGAGGTAATTTTGTTCCAAGTTCTTGGACAGGTTCTAATGCTTCTGTATTTGCTGGTACTGCCTCATATGTCACTGGATCTATATTTACTAGTACAAATCCTGCTTTAAGTGCTTCATATGCTTTAACTGCTTCACATGCTTTAAATGGAGGAGGATCATTTACTTCAACTTCTTCTTTTATAGGGAATGGATTATCATCTTCATTTAACATTAACCATGGCTTTAACACCCGAAACCTCCACATTACAGTTTATGAAAGTGGATCAAATGGCGAGACAGTATACCCAGACATAAGAAGAATTAATGCTAATACAGCTAGTATTATATTTGCTAATCCACCAACAGCAGATCAATATATAGTTTATATATCAATATAAAAATGGCACAATTTTTAACTGAAATACAATTCGCTACTACAGGGTCTATAGAGACACCGGAACTAGGATTTATAACTTTATATGCTAATACTGATGGATTTTTATATGCTAAATTATCAAATGGAACTCAAGTTAAACTAAGTAATACTTCTATATGAGTCAGGTTTTAAAAAGTTTACAATTAGTTACACAATCATATAATGGAACACCAAGTACTGGTACTGGAGCTTTATATGCTAGTGGTAGTATTATATATTTTGAAAATACAACTGGCACTATATTTCCTTTAGGAGGACCTGGATATATAATTGTAAGAGAATATACAGGATCAAATCCAGGTAGTGGATCTTTAACTTATAATTGGGCTAATAATATAAATATAAAATATATTCAAGTAATTTGTGTTGGAGCTGGAGGCGGAGGAGGTGGTGCTGGTAGAAGTGCTACAGCTGTTTCCCACACTGGAGGATCTGGTGGTGGTGGTGGTGCTATAGCTTGGGGATTTTTTAATTCTTCTTCATTAACTCAAGATAATTATACTATTAGCATAGGTAGAGGAGGAGCCGGAGGTTTAGGATCATCCACAGGTACAGGAGGAACTGGAAGTGCTGGTGAATACACTACTTTTGGAGGAACCTTAGTTAGCGCTAGTGGAGGAAATGGAGGAATAGGTTCTGTTAATAACTCCACAACTAGAGCTGGAGGAACAGGTGGTCAAACTACTTCTTGCCTTCCAGGCCCTGGCTTTGCTATTAATGGAGGTAATGGTTCTTCTAGTACCACAGTAGGAGGAGGAGCAACCCAACCCACATCATTTTTTTCCACCCCATTAACACCTACAAGTACAGCTGGAGGAGGAGCAGGTTCTAGCTGGACTACTACAACTAATGTTGGAACTTCAGGGTCTCTAGGAGCTAATGGATTTGAATGGAACACACTAAAATCTAATAATACTATTAGTAACAATTCAGGTTCAAATAATTTAGTAACAGCAGCAGTTTTATTGCAATTTACAAGTAGTGTACTTACAACTATCTATGGTTTAGGTGGAGGAGGAAATGGTACTATATTACCAACAAATCCAACTAGCATAGCTGGAGGAAATGGTGGGTTATTTGGAGCTGGAGGAGGTGGAGCTAACGCGTTAATAGGTGCTAGTGGAACAGGACAACCTGGAGGAAGTGGATCCTCAGGTTTATGTATAGTATTAGAATATTATTAAAAATATGGCTAAGTTATTAAACACAACATTTTTAGTTACACAATCTGCTCCCTCAACCCCAAGTTCAGGTCTTGGAACTTTATTTGCTAGCAGCAGTAAATTGTTTTTTAAAAATTCTTCAGGTACTACATATGATTTAACTATTAATAATAGTGCTGTTGGAGGACAAACTAATATTTTAATATACACCAGCTCAGGAACTTATACTTATAATACAGGATCTGGTGTACAATATATAAAAGTACTTTGTGCTGGAGGTGGTGGTGGAGGAGGAAGTGGAAGACTAGGAGCCGCATCTACTAACAGATATGGTGGTGGAGGAGGAGCTGGAGGTAATATAAATGTAGCTTATTTTTCATCTTCATCATTAACAACTGGAAGTTATACAATAACTATAGGTGGTGGTGGTGGTGGTGGTGGCCAAAGAATAGGAGCTGCCAATTTAAATGGAATTACAGGTACAGTAGGATCAAGTAGTTCTTTCGCTTCAGGCTCAACCATTCTTTTACTAGGAACAGGTGGACCAGGAGGTGTAGGTGGAACTAACACTGCAGGAAGTGCTGGGGGAAGTAATACTGCTCCAACAACAGCTACAGTTCCAAATCCTTATCCACCATTTTATTATTCTGGAGTAAATGGAGGTGCAGGATCAAATCTTAATGCTTTAGATGCAGGTAATGCTTTTAGTGGAACTAGATTTTTAGCAGGTGGAGGAGGAGGAGGAGGTATAAATACTTCAAACGTATCAGGTAGTGGTGGATCAGGATCAGCTATTTATCAGTACGCTACTTTAATTCAATCTGGTTCACCTGGATTACCACAAACTCCTCGAAATGGCAATAATGGTGCTCTTGTATATGATGTAATTAATTTTTTAATGTACTATACAGGTAGTAACTTAACCTCAGGAGTACTAGTAGGAACTGGAGGGCATGGTGGAGCAGGAGGAAATTCTAGTGGAACTGGAGGAAGTGGAAGTAGAGGAGCAGGAGGTGGAGGTGGAGCAGGGTCAAGTGTAAACAATACAGCCAGTGCAGCAGGTCCTGGAGGTAATGGTTTTGTAATAATTTTTGAATACTATTAAAACAAATTAAATATGGCTAGATGGGCAGTAATAAAATCAAACTATGTGATTGACATAGTGATATGGGATGGTATAACACCTTGGCAATACCCAGGTGACCATGATCTTTTAATAGAAGAAAACACAGAAGATGTGGGATATGGAGATTGGTATGAAGCTTCAGAAGGAATATTTTATCGTCCTTTAAAAACACCCCCTGATTTTCCAACAACCTCTTAAATATTTATGATAAATCAAAAATATGGAAACAAAAGTTTTAACCCAAGAAGAGATTACACAATTAAAAGCAGTCCAACAAGAAAGATTTGTTCTAATAGACAGATTTGGTACCATTGAAATTCAATTTCAAGAATTAGAATCTGTAAAGCAAAAACTAAAACTTGAATATGAAAAACTAAAACAAAAAGAAGAAGTTTTAGGCAAACAACTCCAAGACAAATATGGTGATGGCACCATTAACCTAGAAAAAGGAGAATTTGTGAGCACCTAGTTTTTCGAAACCCTCCAAGATATTTATTAACAAACCCCAAATTAAAAACAACTAAAACAATTTAATAACATGGCGACTAACGTTTTACTTTCCCCAGGTGTATTAGCAAGAGAAAATGATACATCTTTTATAAGCCAAAGACCCCCTGCTGTAGGAGCAGCCATTATAGGCCCTACAGTTAGAGGCCCTATTGGTATTCCTACTGTTGTAACCACATACAGTGATTTCACCAACATATTTGGTGATCTTCTTATCAGTGGTGGTGCTCCTTATTCTTACATGACATCTATTGCAGCTTACAACTATTTCCAAAATGGTGGTGAGACATTAATGATTACTCGTGTAGTATCAAACTCATTAGAATGGACCCCAGCTACTGGTCAAATTTCATCAAGTGCCCAAGCCCCTTCTCAACCTGCATTTGAATTAGAAACACTTTCTGAAGGTGTTATTATGAACAGCTCAGGCTCTCAAGACTCAAAAGGAGGCTTAGTAAGTGGATCTGTTAATAACTTACGTTGGGAAATTATAGCCCCAAACACATCTTCAGGTACATTTACTTTATTAATTAGAAGAGGTGATGATAATACTAATAACCCAATTATTTTGGAACAATGGACTCAATTATCATTAGATCCACTTGCTCCAAACTATGTTGAAGCAGTAATTGGTAACTATGATTACAACTATGATGTTGTTAATAACCAATTAAACATTACAGGATCATATGCTAACCGCTCAAGATATGTAAGAGTTAAAGCTGTAAATAACACAACTCCTAATTATCTTAACTCTGCAGGTCAAGTTTCTGTTGCTTCGTACACTGCTTCTTTACCAATAGCTCAAACAGGTGCATTTGCTGGTGCTACAGGTGATATTATAGCTGGGGTTAAATTCTATAATGACATTATTGCAACTAATACTCAAGGATTAACAGCAAATAGCTATACAAATGCTATTGCTCTTATGAGTAATGATGATTATAAGTTTAATGCTCTTTACACTCCTGGTTTAATTTATGAGTTTGCAGGTCATGGATCTAAAATTGAAACAATTATTCAAAATACCCAAAACAGAGGTGATAATATTTATGTATTTGACTTATTAAACTACGGTGGTTCAGTTAGCTCTGCAACTGCTCAAGCTAATAACTTTGATACTTCATATGCTGCTACTTACTGGCCTTGGGTGTCTACTAAAGATGTAGCTACTGGCAGAACAGTTTGGGTCCCAGCTTCAACATTTATTCCTGGAGTATATGCCTTTACTGATAGCGTATCTGAGCCTTGGTTTGCACCTGCAGGTATTAACAGAGGTGGGTTAAACCGAGTAATTCGTGCTGAATACAAATTAAGTGTAGCTCAACGTGATACTTTATATCTTAGCAACATTAACCCATTAGCTTCATTCCCAGGCACTGGTACTGCAGTTTATGGTCAGAAAACCTTACAACGCAAACCTTCAGCACTTGATCGTGTAAATGTTCGTCGTTTGTTGATTGTATTAAAATCTACTATTTCTAGAGTTGCTAATAATTTAGTGTTTGAACAAAACACACAAGTTACAAGAAATATTTTCTTAGCACAAGTTATACCATATCTTGAATCAATTCAACAACGCCAAGGTTTATATGCATTTAAAGTAGTAATGGATAGTACTAATAACTCTGCTGAAGTAATTGATAGAAATGAGTTAATAGGTCAAATCTATTTACAGCCAACTAAAACAGCTGAATTTATTTACCTCGACTTTAATATTACTCCAACAGGTGCTACTTTCCCTGCATAAGGTTTTAAATCATAATATATTTATTAACAAATAAAAAAACTAAGACAATGGCAATATTAAATTATAACGAAATGTTCTTCACACCATTTGAACCTAAACAACCCCACAGGTTCCAGGTGTCGCTAGATAACGTTCCTGCCTATATGATTAAAGGTATGAGTGCTGTAAATCTACAACAAGGTGAAGTAATATTAAATCACATTAACGTTCAAAGAAAAGTTAAGGGTAAAACCACTTGGGGTGATGTAACTATGACATTATTTGACCCAATTACTCCTTCGGGTGCACAGACAATCATGGAATGGGTTCGTTTATCACACGAATCTGTAACAGGTAGAGATGGTTACTCTGACTTCTACAAAAAGCGACTTGAACTTAACGTTCTAGGTCCTGTAGGTGATATTGTAAGCCAATGGGTGCTTGTAGGTGCATTCATTAAGGACGCTAACTTTGGTGATTATAGCTATGATACCGAAAATACAGCAGTAAATATTACTATGACTATAGGTATGGACTATGCTATATTGAACTACTAAGATTTAAAGCTAAATACTATAAAAAGAGCTCGCATTTTTTGCGAGCTTTTTTTTTCTTCATATATGTATATAGGACAAACAAAAACGTTATAACAAAATTATTTATGGAAAACAAATTTAATGTCCCAACAGAGGTTGTGGACTTACCTTCAAAGGGTTTAGTATACCCTAAAGAAAATCCTCTTTCAAGTGGTACGATTGAAATGAAATATATGACCGCAAGGGAAGAAGATATTTTAACCAACCAATCATATATCCAAAAAGGCACAGTACTAGACGAGTTAGTTAAATCACTCATCGTTTCCGATGTAAAGTATGATGATTTGATTGTAGGCGATAAAAACGCGTTATTAGTGGCTGCTCGCATTTTGGGTTATGGTAAAGATTATACCTTTATGTGGGGTGGTGAAGAACAAACAGTTGATCTTTCTACAATTGAAAACAAAGTTATCCTAGAC